CTCTACCTACTGAGCTAAGTCGGCATTGGTTCTTCAGGGGAGCGATATCACCGAGCAAAGAAGAGTTCCCCCTCAGAACCGTTTTCGATGATACGATTTAATATTCCAATCGCAACAACACTTTGCGTCAAGTTATGTAAATTTATTTATGTGTTTTTATTTTATGTGAATAATTCACTTTCACTTAAAATATACATGACAATGTATAAACAAATTTATTTTGAAGGCGATTATTAAATGTCGTTTCTGATATCACGCCACAGAAACAACAAAACCCGCTCAATGGCGGGTTGTATTAAAGTTCATGCGCTTAATTTGCCTCGCGATACAGCTATGCGAAGCGTACCGAAATTGAAGCAGTTTGTGGCTCATTTTGCAATGATTTTTTAAGCATAATCGAACGCTTCTCTCATAGGTGAATACAAAATGAACTCAGCAACACGCAACCACTGATCAACACGACGTCGGCATGTAATCAACGCCCACTCTGGGTACTGTTCGTTTAATAACTCGGCCATCCTTCTCTTACTCATCCCTCGCCCCACATAACGCTGACTCAGGACATTTAGTAGTCCTGGATGATCCGCCAGAACTTCACCTATAACACTATCAATTTTTAGTGCCTCTGCATCAGTACAATGCGCCAGCCAGCTCTTTTGCTTGCCGTTGATCATCTCTCGCAAAAACGCTTCCAGCTCAGCTTTCTCTATTCCCGCTTTTTTCATTCTGCGCAGGGCTTCATTGATGGCTGTTTTCGTCAATTTTTTTGACGCCAGCAACTGGTTAAACATATTCCCCGTCTTACCGCCGCCAATATACGACCAGCGCCCCCACATGCGCAGTTTTCCCTGAATCCAGACACTTTCCAGCGTGGTGAGACGAAGGTGTTCCCCGCTTTTGCCTGTATTTGTTGGGTAAATCATAAATAACCTTCCTTTCTCCAGATTTCTTGCGTGCGAAAAACACCTTCTGCATGCATCAGGCGTAATTCTTCTTTGGTGTAATCGCTGGTTTTTACCCGCCCGTCGATTAAATCGTGGCACGAGCTACAGGCAATCGCTGCCTGCATATCGTGTGGCTTTATCGCTGTTCCGCACGTTCCCGCCAGTCGGTAATGCGCCAGCACAGACGTTTCCGGATCGTGATTGCAGTAGCCAGGAATTCTGACGGTGCACATCTGCCCCCGCGCCGCTTTACGTAAATCCACCATTACGCAAACTCCAGTAGCTGCGCGGCCACATTTTCGACTTGTTCCGGAGAGGAAAATTTACGGAACAGAATCCAGTTCCACAGTACATTCAGCACAGATTTATAAACCTGCTGAAACTCGGTTTCGTCCATATTCGCAAACGAGATGGATTTCGCCCTGCGCCCACGGCTACCGTCCGGATAAATATGCTCGGTGTAAAATCCGGCCTGAATGGTTACCCACTCGCGGAAAGCCTCAAACGACTTTAGCAATGCTGTATCTCGGGTTCTGCGTGTCGCAACTGTATTCAGATATTGCTCTGCGGCTTCGCTCAGAGCTGGCGTATGTTCCCGGCCTACTGATTCACACAGATAATCAACGAAACCGGACACCAGTTTTCGTTCGCGAGGAGTGATCGCCCCACCGACCGGAGTCCAGTAATCGAATCCGAGTTGCAGGAGTTTGAAAAAACGCTTGTGGAATGCGTAGTTACGAACACGCTTAAAGTCAGCGTGTATCCACTCGCCTATTTTGATTTGATGCAGAAAATCGCAACTCTCCGGCGTCGCCGGGAGAAGTAATCCGGAAGAGGTTTGTTTGACCAGTTGTATATGCGCCATCGTAGTTCTCCGCTGGCGCAGTAGAATGGGTGTTCAGCCCGTTATGTAGTATATCAGAATTAATGCCAATACTAACAGGATGCTCTGACTCGCAATTCATCCAGCAGTTTATCATTTCCCATAATGTCACTTACCCTCATCGGTAAAAAAATTGCCTTTCGACCATTACGATACATCATTGATTTTGGGGTTTCAGGGAAGTAATCCATTTCGACTATAACTGACAGGTCATCACGACGTATGACTGCGTATTTGCTACTAAATAGTTTCTTTATTTTTTCCACGATGCCTCCAGGTTTATAAGTACAAAAGGTTATATCCACATAGAGACAAAAATATTAATCTGAAAAATATTTATTTCACGTCGTATATTTGATTGTTTAATGTGCAGGTACAATGACTTTTATTTTTGGCTGTGTATATAATCAAATATATGGTTATTTTTCACCCTGCATATTCAGCACGCAACAAAAAACCCGCCGAAGCGAGTTTTCATTAGAAGCATCTTTAGTTTTGCTGTTCTATTTTAAGCTTGATAGTTTCATACAAAACAATAGTTGCGCCTGTTTTACATAATTCCCGACTGTCATACGCACGAGACCAATAACACAACCAATTTTCAAGCTCTTCTCGTGTATAAATTTTACAGGCCAGCCCCTCAGCCATCTCCACAACTTCATCGCCTGGTGCGGTTAATTCGTATCCATTTAACAATAAAAAAACCGCACCAGCCATCATTGCTGTGCGCTTGTTTGCATTGGCAAATGGATGATTCTGAATCAGACTTTCAATCAATACCGATGCCAGTACAAACATGTCGTTGGTTTGCTCATACCATCGAACCATACTGGGACGAGACTGAGAAGAACTTAAATTATCAACACTCAGCACACCAACAGGTTCATCTGGTGTTTGAAGCTCAATTAAAAGGCGATTAATTTCAGTAAGATCATCAACCGAAAGGTAGTGCACTCCTTCAACAATCTCAGCCATAGAGCACAATACCCATCATTACACTTTTGAAAGATCTTCCATTGCCTTCTCGTAACGAGAAAAACCGAAATCGAAAGCATTTTTCACCTGCTCACGATGAGTGCAATTTTCATCGATAGCCGGGCGCGGAGCTGCCACAACGCTTTTATCGCGAGGGGGAATAGTCAATCGCGGGTGTTTTTTTAGTGCGTAGCTCATTGGTGTACCCTTACGTCTTCGTCCTGTTCTTTAACAAAAATTAAGTCAATACAAAATTAGTCAGGCTAATGTTGTTAGCATAGCCTAATACCAATCGTATTCACAACCACAGTACGTGAAAAAACCCGCCGAAGCGGGTTAAGTGCGGGTGCGTTGAGGATGCCTGACATATCAGAGGTGGCGGGAGATTACTCTCCCGCCCGGTCTCTTACTCCTCAGGTTCGTAAGCTGTGAAGACAGCGACCTCCGTCTGCCCGGTTCGGATTCGTACCTCGCAGAGGTCTTTCCTCGTTACCAGTGCCGTCACTATGACGGTTAAACCGATGACGATCAGGGCGATTAACATCGCCTTTTACTGCTTCATAGCCTGCTTCTCCTTGCCTTTCGGCACGTAAGAGGCTAACCTACATGTGTTCAGCATAGATTGAGCCTCAGATTAATGTTAAGCGTCTTGCAGAGACGCGTAATGTTAACTGGGGCTTTTCTCTATCTGCCTTTTGGTGTTCATGCCTGAGGCAGATAGCCTCAAGCACCCGCAGCAATTTTACTTAACTCCCGCTACCTCGCCAATATGAAATCAATAAGAAAGGTGCTCCATAAAATCACTCCTTCTCTTCTTTACCGTAGTGGAGTTGACCAATTTTGATAAGAGGGCGTCCCTGAGATTTGCGGTGTAGATTGGTATCGCGCAGAGAATACACACAGCCACAATATTCCTGCTGATAGAATTTTTCGCGCTTGCTGATTTCAATCATGCGGGACGAGCCGCCCTGCTTGCGCCAGTTATAATCCCAGTACACCATGCCCGGATAATGCGCGACGGCTCGCCGCCCACAGTCGTTAACCTGCTGCATATTTTTCCAGCGTGAAATGCCCAGTGAACTGCTGATCACACTGAAACCATTTTCAGCAGCGTACAGCGCTGTCCGCTCAAAACGCATGTCAAAACACATGGTACAACGGATCCCCCTCTCGGGCTCCCATTCCATTCCTTTGGCACGTTCAAACCAGTTGTCTGTGTCGTAATCAGCATCAATAAATGGCACGCCGTGTTGTTCAGCAAAGCGAATATTCTCATCCTTACGAATTAAATACTCTTTCTGAGGATGAATGTTCGGGTTGTAGAAAAAGATGGTATAGTCGATTCCCGAGGCCTGAAGCGCCTCCATCACTTCACCGGAACATGGAGCACAGCAAGAGTGCAGTAGTAGTTTGTTTGCCCCGTTTGGGAGCTCCAATTTAGGCCGTTTGAAATCAGCAATAGTCATAAATATTTTTATTGGGGTCATGAAAATAGCACAGAGTGTAGCATCAGAGCAGGGCTATCGGGAATAGATGTCTAAATCTGGTAATATCTGCTTTTGACACAAAGCAGACAACCACGCTAGCTCAATCCTGTGCCGTGAAAATGTCAATTCACATCTGAACTAATGCTCTTTAATCGAGTAACGTCTATAAATAACGAAAATTTCTCTGATAAAATGCCAGTATGCGCTGCATAACTTCGCTCTTCCGGCACTCACAGCAAATTATGTTTTGGTGCCTGTCATAACGACGTATTTCTCCGTCAGGTAATGACCAGATAAGGTCCGGATCAACCACAGATGGTTTCTTCACCTTTGCCCTAGATAGTTTTTTGCGGGCATTTTGCCAGTCCTTACGAGCCTGTTCAGACGGGAATAACCCGTAGCCAGAGTTGTATACATCGCCACTGGCAACCAGCTCTCTGGCGAGAACGCTCATCAGATATCTTGTCGCACCTGTCTTGGCTTCCAGTTGCCGTAACGTCTCGCGCCCACTCCGGCGTACTAGCTCAACAACCTGTCCCTTGATTTTTTCCCGCTCTTCTTGTGTAAATACTTTTGCCATAAGCGCCTCCGGCAATCACTTTTCCGATGCAACACAGCGAGAAGAATCAGTAATCTGTCGAACAATATCCCGGTGCTTGTTCAGCTCCCGCAGCGCGGCGCAGACACGCTCCCACTTCTGGACATGATTTTTCGCCCGACGCAGTTCGCGGTTTGCCATATGCAGCGATGGCAGAACGAGGTCATCCGCTCGCGTTTCGGTAAACGATGGCAACGACTGCACAATGTCCGCCACAGTTTCTGTTTTAATATCTTCCTGTGTTGCAGCTTCCTGTCCCGGTAACGCAACACCTGCTGGTTGAGGAAAGGCTTTACCATCAGTTTCCGTTACCGATGCAGCTTTCGGCTCTGCTGGTAAATCATCGCCCGGCATGCAGTAACGAAATTTACCGTTCTGATTAACGCGAATCAGACGGCCTTTGCTGATTGCCATTGCCAGCGTTGAAGCCACTTTGCGTGATGTGGTGCCGAAAAACGTAGCCAGTTCATCCGCCGTTTGTGGGCCACGTTGTTCAATCGTCGCGGTTAAATCGCACTCTGAGATTTTCGCTACTGTTGCCGTGGTGGTTTCTTCCGGCAGTTCTGCCTGCTCTGGCTGTTCCTGCTGAACGTTGTTATCAGCCACACGCCAGGTGTATACGCTTTTATCAACGAAGCCAGCCTTTTTAAGTTCCCACAGCTCATTCAGCACTTCTTCACGACTGATATCAAGTCGCGCAGCCAGTTCTACCGACGTGGCTTTTCCCATTGCTTTCAGTGCATCAAAAACGGTTTCCATTAAAATTTCCTCCCGGTAAAAATCACTTCGCAATTCCTGGCTGGACGACATTCGGACGCCAGCTCTCCCAGTTAAAATTCACCCATCGCCCGCCGTTCATGGTCATGCGATCCATAATCCGCTCGCCGAGCAATGTTTTCATGGCCTCATAGTTCAGGTTTGTCAGCATCCCCACGCTGCGCATCGACGCTGTCCGGCGATCAACAATCTGGTGCAGCACCACCTGCTCGTTTTTTGTCTCGCGCTGAATGCCAATTTCATCAAGAACCAGCAGATCCACTTGGCACAGTTCCCGCAAAAATTTTTCGCCTGATTGCCCGTCGTCATAGCTGGCGTGTAGAGCACTCATGACATCAGCCACGGTAACCACAATCACTGTCTGGCCATCTTTCAGCAGGCGATTCCCGATAGCCGCCGCCAGATGGTTTTTTCCGGTACCAGGTTTTCCGCTGAACGCAAAATTTGTACACCCGGTCATCAGTTCATCAGCGATAGATTTCGCCTGGCTCAACGCGTATCGCTGACCGTCGTTCTGCACCTGGTAATTCGCAAACGAGCATTTACGGTGCAACGGCTGGATGCCTGAGCGATTCAGAATTTTTTCCACCCGCAACTGGCGATTCAGGCGGTTGATCTCCTCGCTACGTTTCTGGCCTTCAGCAAGTTGCCACTCGCGCCACTCCGCTACCGTTCTGAATGGGGCGGTTACATGTGGCGGGGTCAGTCGGCGGATGCGTTCCAGAACGCCGCCTGTCGCAATATTTTTCATGGTTCGTTACCCCCTGAAGCCTGGCGGGATCGCACTGTCCGGCAACGAGACAGTGTTAACCTGTCTGAGCAACGTCTCAGGCCGAACACCTTTCGGCGCGAACAAGCCCTGGTATTCATTGGCGATGCTATGTCGAATCACCTGCTCAGGGGTAAACCCTGCTGGCGGAATTTTTCCAGTTCCCGTATCGCCCCGTTAGCGCCCTGCTCCGTTCGAATCGGTTTTCGCAATGCCTGCCTGAACCGGACCCACTCATGCCAGAGTGTTTCCGGCAACCAATCGGGCAACTCAATAGCCTCCGGCTCGAATTTTTTAGATGCTCGTTTTTGGCGAGGGGGATTTAGGGGGAGATCAGTATTTATATCTTCCTCTTCCTCTTCCTCTTCCTCTGGTAACGCTTTTTGATCCGTTTGTGTAACGCTGGCAGCGTTACCTTTTCGTTTCAGTTCGCGTATTTTTGTAACCCTCTCGTTTGTAATCGCCCGTTTTTTAGAGCTTTTTCCGTTATGACGTTCAAAGTTAGGTAGAGAAAGCCCACCGTTATTTTCGACCAGCCATCCAACCTGAATTAACGCATCAGCAAAACCAGCCATAAAAGTGATGCGATCTATTGCACTTTTTGTAACGCCGCGAGCGTTACACTCTGCGTTACCGTCTATCATTTGTTGATCCGCCCATGCCCAGAAGCGAATGACTTTCCCTAATGCGGCATCTGGATCAATATTCAGAATCTCAGCAAGCCTGAATATTTCCGGCTTATCCGGCGTAATAACCTCGAGCTTTATCCAGTTTGAAGCCATATTGTTTTCACCTTGTAACGCTGTAAGCGTTACATTTAACTGATACCGAACAAAACAGTCCGGCACGATTAATTTCAATCAATGCACTACGACAGAATCGCCGGGCGACCCACCGCCGCTGAAATATGCTTTACGGTAAACGGCCTGGACTGCATCATCATGCGCATCAATTGCCGTACTCAACGCTTCCTGCGCCGCCAGTAATGCACGGCGTTCCAGGGTATCGAAGATGCAGAGTCGGTGACGCAGCTCGCGCGGAAGAATTGCCAGAACCGCAGGGATCAGTTTCTGAATTTTTTCCCTTTGCGCTTTCGTTTCACCTTTCAACCAACGGTGATAGATATTCTGCTGATTGTTCCAGTCCTTGCCTGGTACCAGGGGCAATTCGCCGCCCCCCTGGCGCAGATATTCTTCAGTAATTGCGTTAGCAACCCACGCCTGCCCTTTTTCGGCTGCCAGGGCTAACAACACTGATTCGATGTGCTCATGCCTGATTTTCATGAATCAACCGCTCCTATGCTGTTTTCGCTATGCTTACCGTCTGGGGGGAATACATCGTCAAGTCCACAATGAGCACCAAGCCGATTAAGGGTGGAAACAATTTTTCTGCACTCCTCTAGCCCAGGGGTACGAAAGTTTGCTTCGTAATTTGCTAGTCGGCTTTGTATCCACCCTAGCTGAACAGCGAGTTGTCTTTGAGACAGACCAAGTTGTTTTCGATATGTTGAAATTTTGTTCATTAAAAACCTCCGACGACAATTTTAAACACATCTTGTGTTTTACGGTCAAGCTATTTTGTGTTTTATATAAATCACGATTCGTGATACAAGGACGAAATGGAAAAAGAAAACGAAAAAATTGCCGCTAGTAGGCTCAATGACAAAATTGCAATGCGTCTTAAAGAGCGCAGGCAGAAGCTTGGTTTATCTCAAGGAAAACTTGCTGAAATCTGCGGATGGACGCAATCGCGTATAGGTAACTATGAGGCGGGCAGCAGAAATGTTGGAGTGCATGATGCTGTCGTCCTGGGAAAGGCACTGGGCATATCTCCTCCTGAGCTCCTCTTTGGGGAAAAAGACTCTTCTGAATTGTGGTTAAATGAATCCCAACGAAAACTTCTTGAGTTGTTTAACCAGCTACCGGGCTCAGAACAACAACGAATGATTGAGCTATTTGAAGTCCGGCTAAAAGAAATCGACGAGTATGTAGAAAAATATTTGAGGGGCAGGCTTAAAGATACCCCCCCACCGGAGTAATGATCTTGCTATCACAGTAATATGCCAATCAGCCCGCTATCGGCGGGCTTTTTTTGTACCATCATCATATGACACGCCACTATAAAAACACACTTTGTGTTGACACACAAAAACCAATTGTGTTTAATAAGCATATCCAAACAACGCCCCACCGGAGAACGGCAGGACAATACCTCGAGTTATCCAGCCACTGAACAGGGCTAAGTAGCCAGCCTGAGGCATACGAACATGACGGCAGTTGTTGATTGATACAAAGCGCAGTAGATAAAACGTTCCGCCCCCCGGCGTTAAGGGGAAAAAAGATGGTGCATTACGAAGTAATTCAGTATTTGATGGATTGTTGCGGTATCACTTACAACCAGGCTGTGCAGGCTTTACGCAGCAACGACTGGGATCTCTGGCAAGCAGAAGCCTCTATCCGCAACAACAAGATGTGAGAGTTCCCAAAATGCAAAAAATCGACCTCGGCAACAACTAATCCCTGGTGTGCGGCGTGTTACCCAACCAGGACGGTACGTTCACCGCGATGACGTATACAAAAAGCAAAACATTTAAAACCGAAACTGGTGCGCGCCGATGGTTGGAGAAGCACACAGTAAGCTAACGATTAAAACGTCTACTCCTGCTGTTCCAGAATAACTTCATAAAATGGGAGTATTTTTCGGTGACGAGATAATAAGAACAGTTTGCGCTATCACTCTGATGTTGAATGATGCCCTTCCGTTCTAATTTTTTCATAACCGGGTTACGGCAAGGAGAAGTGATAATAAGATTTCCTGTTTTAAGGAAATCTTTAAATACAGCGATTTCTTTCTCAGATAAACGAAGCAATACACGTTGCTCTGGTAGTAATGAATAATGCTTTTGAATATGTGCTCGCAATCTTGAGAAGGAAATGGCGACCACGAAAGAAAAGGCAAAAACGATAATCTGAAAGAGCCAAGGTATTTCAGTATAAGCATTGAATGCGACAGTAAACTCTTTCGGTATCAGCCAGAGAGTGAGACCAAAAATGATAATCGTATACATAAGTCTTTCGAGTGGCTCGTTAGCAAAAAGTTTCAACAATGGAGTAAATACATCCAACATATCAATAACTCTCAACTGTAAGGGTATTGAAATGTTAACACAAGCTCTCGCTGTAGGGGTATAGCCGAGACCACCGAAGCCCGGAGGTGGTGAAATAAAACCGGGCACAACACGAAGGCGCATTTCCGGTATCCATAAAGAGTCGGTCTTGTCTGTTAAATTTAAATGGTGGGAGTGCGCCTCCGGTTGTAAATAACGACATTGCTGTGTGTAGCCTTGGCGGCATCAGTTTTTTCTTGAAGTTCGGCTGATGTCCGCCCTTTTTAAAGTGAATTTTGTGATGCGGTGAATGCGGCTAAGCGCACGCGGAACAGTTAAAAGCATCAGAGTTATGGGTGGATTATCCGGCGTTAATTGTTAACTGGTTAACGTCACCTGGAGGCACCAGGCACCGCATCAACAAAGTTCATTTGTGAAAATGGAGATAATTATGATTGCTCATCACTTCGGAACTGATGAAATACCACGTCAGTGTGTGACTCCTGGTGATTATGTTCTTCATAACGGCCGGACATATATTGCCTCGGCAAACAATATTAAAAAGCGAAAACTTTATATTCGTAACCTGACCACAAAAACATGCATTACTGACTGCATGATTAAAGTTTTCCTCGGTCGTGATGGCTTACCTGTAAAGGCGGAATCATGGTGATGACTGAGAAAATAAAATGTGCTTACCACCTTTGCAATAAAGGAGTTGAAGAAAGCAAAAGCATTAAAAGACCACTTCATTTCATGCGTGGAGTTATACCAACGACGGAAATGAAAAAATATTGTAGTGAAATCTGTGCCGAAAAAGACCAGATGGCACACGAACTTTAATTAACTGACTATGCGAAACTGAATTCATGCCAGCAATGGCAGGGATTCGCTCAACCTTAATTAAGGAGAAAAACATGATTACTAATTATGAAACCACTATTGTAACTACTGATGACATTGTTCACGAGGTTAATCTGGAAGGAAAGCGTATTGGCTACGTGATTAAAACAGAAAATAAAGAAACCCCATTCACTGTAGTTGATATCGACGGTCCATCAGGCAACGTTAAAACACTTCACGAAGGTGTCAAAAAAATGAGCCTGGTGCATATCGGAAAGAATCTGCCCGCAGAAAAAAAGCCGGATTTCTGGCAACTCTGATTGCAATGAAATTAAAAGGTGAAATCTGAAAGAAATAGCCTGCGTATGGCGCAGGCTATGAACAGTGTGTATCCGGCAAGATCATTCACTGAACAAAACGAATTTTAATCTGAGTTGAGGTTAAAAAACAATGAGCACAAAACCACTCTTCCTGTTACGGAAAGCGAAAAAATCATCCGGTGAACCTGACGTCGTCCTGTGGGCAAGCAACGATTTTGAATCGACCTGTGCCACTCTGGACTACCTGATCGTTAAGTCAGGTAAAAAACTGAGCAGCTATTTTAAAGCTGTTGCCACGAATTTTCCTGTCGTTAATGACCTGCCCGCTGAAGGTGAGATCGATTTTACCTGGAGTGAACGCTATCAACTCAGCAAAGACTCCATGACATGGGAACTAAAACCGGGAGCAGCACCAGACAACGCTCACTATCAAGGCAATACCAACGTCAACGGCGAAGACATGACTGAGATTGAGGAGAATATGCTACTCCCAATTTCTGGCCAAGAACTGCCCATTCGTTGGCTTGCTCAACACGGCAGCGAAAAACCGGTAACGCACGTTTCACGCGACAGACTCCAGGCATTACACATTGCTCGGGCTGAAGAACTACCGGCTGTTACTGCCCTGGCTGTTTCCCACAAAACCAGCCTGCTCGACCCGCTGGAAATTCGCGAACTCCACAAACTGGTTCGTGACACTGACAAAGTTTTCCCTAATCCTGGTAATTCAAACCTGGGACTGATAACTGCTTTTTTCGAAGCATACCTGAACGCTGACTACACCGATCGAGGACTGCTGACAAAAGAGTGGATGAAGGGTAATCGTGTTTCACACATCACTCGCACGGCTTCCGGTGCTAATGCTGGCGGCGGAAACCTCACCGATCGCGGCGAAGGTTTCGTACACGATCTGACGTCACTGGCGCGCGACGTAGCCACTGGCGTACTGGCCCGTTCAATGGATCTGGACATCTATAACCTTCATCCGGCACACGCTAAACGCATTGAGGAAATTATCGCTGAAAATAAACCGCCCTTTTCTGTTTTCCGCGACAAATTCATCACCATGCCTGGCGGGCTGGATTATTCCCGCGCCATCGTGGTTGCGTCCGTAAAAGAAGCACCAATTGGGATCGAGGTCATCCCCGCGCACGTCACTGAATATCTGAACAAAGTACTGACTGAAACCGATCATGCCAACCCTGATCCGGAAATCGTGGATATTGCCTGCGGTCGCTCCTCTGCCCCGATGCCGCAGCGAGTAACAGAAGAAGGAAAACAGGATGATGAAGAAAAACCGCAACCATCTGGAACAACGGCAGTTGAACAGGGAGAGGCTGAAACAATGGAACCGGACGCAACTGAACATCATCAGGACACGCAGCCGCAGGATGCTCAGTCACAGGTAAATTCTGTTGATGCGAAATATCAGGAACTGCGGGCAGAACTCCATGAAGCCCGGAAAAACATTCCATCAAAAAATCCTGTCGATGCCGATAAATTGCTTGCTGCATCACGTGGTGAATTTGTTGACGGAATTAGCGACCCGAACGATCCGAAATGGGTAAAGGGGATCCAGACTCGCGATTGTGTGTACCAGAACCAGCCAGAAACGGAAAAAACCAGCCCGGATATGAATCAACCTGAGCCAGTAGTGCAACAGGAACCGGAAATAGCCTGCAATGCCTGCGGCCAGACTGGCGGGGATAACTGCCCTGACTGTGGTGCGGTGATGGGCGACGCAACATACCAGGAAACATTCGATGAAGAGAGTCAGGTTGAAGCTAAGGAAAATGATCCGGAGGAAATGGAAGGCGCTGAACATCCGCACAATGAGAATGCTGGCAGCGATCCGCATCGCGATTGCAGTGATGAAACTGGCGAAGTCGCAGATCCCGTAATCGTAGAAGACATAGAGCCAGGTATTTATTACGGAATTTCGAATGAGAATTACCACGCGGGTCCCGGTGTCAGTAAGTCTCAGCTCGATGACATTGCTGATACTCCGGCACTATATTTGTGGCGTAAAAATGCCCCCGTGGACACCACAAAGACAAAAACGCTCGATTTAGGAGCCGCTTTCCACTGCCGGGTACTTGAACCGGAAGAATTCAGTAACCGCTTTATCGTAGCACCTGAATTTAACCGCCGTACAAACGCCGGAAAAGAAGAAGAGAAAGCGTTTCTGATGGAATGCGCAAGCACAGGAAAAACGGTTATCACTGCGGAAGAAGGCCGGAAAATTGAACTCATGTATCAAAGCGTTATGGCTTTGCCGCTGGGGCAATGGCTTGTTGAAAGCGCCGGACACGCTGAATCATCAATTTACTGGGAAGATCCTGAAACAGGAATTTTGTGTCGGTGCCGTCCGGACAAAATTATCCCTGAATTTCACTGGATCATGGACGTGAAAACTACGGCGGATATTCAACGATTCAAAACCGCTTATTACGACTACCGCTATCACGTTCAGGATGCATTCTACAGTGACGGTTATGAAGCACAGTTTGGAGTGCAGCCAACTTTCGTTTTTCTGGTTGCCAGCACAACTATTGAATGCGGACGTTATCCGGTTGAAATTTTCATGATGGGCGAAGAAGCAAAACTGGCAGGTCAACAGGAATATCACCGCAATCTGCGAACCCTGTCTGACTGCCTGAATACCGATGAATGGCCAGCTATTAAGACATTATCACTGCCCCGCTGGGCTAAGGAATATGCAAATGACTAAGCAACCACCAATCGCAAAAGCCGATCTGCAAAAAACTCAGGGAAACCGTGCACCAGCAGCAGTTAAAAATAGCGACGTGATTAGTTTTATTAACCAGCCATCAATGAAAGAGCAACTGGCAGCAGCTCTTCCACGCCATATGACGGCTGAACGTATGATCCGTATCGCCACCACAGAAATTCGTAAAGTTCCGGCGTTAGGAAACTGTGACACTATGAGTTTTGTCAGTGCGATCGTACAGTGTTCACAGCTCGGACTTGAGCCAGGTAGCGCCCTCGGTCATGCATATTTACTGCCTTTTGGTAATAAAAACGAAAAGAGCGGTAAAAAGAACGTTCAGCTAATCATTGGCTATCGCGGCATGATTGATCTGGCTCGCCGTTCTGGTCAAATCGCCAGCCTGTCAGCCCGTGTTGTCCGTGAAGGTGACGAGTTTAGCTTCGAATTTGGCCTTGATGAAAAGTTAATACACCGCCCGGGAGAAAACGAAGATGCCCCGGTTACCCACGTCTATGCTGTCGCAAGACTGAAAGACGGAGGTACTCAGTTTGAAGTTATGACGCGCAAACAGATTGAGCTGGTGCGCAGCCTGAGTAAAGCTGGTAATAACGGGCCGTGGGTAACTCACTGGGAAGAAATGGCAAAGAAAACGGCTATTCGTCGCCTGTTCAAATATCTGCCCGTATCAATTGAGATCCAGCGTGCAGTATCAATGGATGAAAAGGAACCACTGACAATCGATCCTGCAGATTCCTCTGTATTAACCGGGGAATACAGTGTAATCGATAATTCAGAGGAATAATTCAGCCTGGCGGTGTAATGCACCGCCAACTTGAAATATTTTTTATGAGAAAAATTATGAGATATGACAATGTTAAACCATGTCCATTTTGTGGTTGTCCATCAGTAACGGTGAAAGCCATTTCAGGATATTACCGAGCGAAGTGTAACGGATGCGAATCCCGAACCGGTTATGGTGGAAGTGAAAAAGAAGCACTCGAAAGATGGAATAAACGAACCACTGGAAATAATAATGGAGGTGTTCATGTATAAAATTACCGCCACTATTGAAAAGGAAGGTGGCACTCCTACTAACTGGACAAGATATTCAAAATCTAAACTAACGAAATCAGAATGCGAAAAAATGCTCTCAGGTAAAAAAGAAGCGGGCGTTTCCAGAGAGCAGAAAGTAAAACTGATAAATTTTAATTGCGAGAAACTTCAGTCCTCGTGAATTGCATTGTATTCAAATTAAAACTTCATAGCTGATTATTAATAATCAACATCGGGCGTCAATTTCAGCCTAACATTGGCGCCTGCCAGAGGTGATGCGATGGCACAAGTAATCTTTAATGAAGAGTGGATGGTTGAATACGGCCTGATGCTTCGCACTGGTCTGGGTGCCAGACAAATTGAAGCATACCGCCAGAACTGTTGGGTGGAAGGCTTCCACTTCAAACGAGTATCTCCTTTAGGGAAGCCAGACAGTAAGCGAGGGATTATCTGGTACAACTATCCGAAGATAAATCAGTTTATCAAAGACTCATGATATGTCTAAATTACCAACAGGTGTCGAGATTCGAGGTAAATACATTCGCATCTGGTTCATGTTTCGAGGCAAACGATGTCGGGAAACATTGAAAGGCTGGGAGATTACTAACAGTAACATTAAAAAGGCCGGGAATTTAAGAGCGTTGATAGTTCATGAAATCAGTTCCGGTGAATTTGAGTATTTAAGACGTTTTCCCCAGTCCAGCACTGGGGCAAAAATGGTGACAACGAGAGTCATAAAAACGTTCGGGGAGCTTTGTGATATCTGGACAAAAATTAAAGAGACAGAGTTAACAACAAACACAATGAAGAAAACGAAATCACAATTAAAAACACTCAGGATAATAATTTGTGAGAGTACCCCGATATCGCATATTCGTTATAGCGATATCTTAAACTACCGGAATGAACTGCTGCATGGAGAAACGCTTTACCTGGATAATCCAAGATCCAACAAAAAAGGAAGAACCGTGCGCACAGTTGATAACTATATCGCCCTGCTCTGTTCGTTGTTACGTTTTGCGTATCAGTCGGGATTTATATCAACCAAACCATTTGAAGGAGTAAAAAAATTACAGCGAAACAGAATAAAGCCTGACCCGTTATCTAAAACAGAATTCAATGCATTAATGGAAAGTGAAAAAGGACAGAGCCAAAACTTGTGGAAATTTGCCGTTTACTCCGGGCTTCGTCACGGGGAACTGGCAGCTCTGGCGTGGGAGGATGTGGATTTCGAGAAGGGAATTGTGAATGTCAGAAGAAACCTGACGATACTTGATATGTTCGGTCCCCCAAAAACAAATGCGGGGATCCGGACGGTAACACTACTACAGCCAGCTCTTGAAGCACTGAAGGAGCAATACAAACTGACCGGGCATCATCGCAAAAGCGAAATCACTTTTTATCATCGGGAGTACGGCAGAACCGAAAAGCAAAAACTGCATTTTGTTTTCATGCCCAGGATGTGTAACGGAAAACAGAAACCTTATTACTCGGTAAGCAGTTTGGGTGCGAGATGGAATGCAGCAGTAAAACG